TGGTCAAAGACGGGTGTGGCCGTGGCTAGAACTACATTTCGCCTTTTGCCTAGGAGCACGGCCAACTGTGCCATTGAAGGGTCACGGTCATGCAACTCGTCAATCAATATCGTCGTGTGCTCGGCAGAGTTTAAGATCGCTGGAGTCGTCATTACGCGACGGACGAAGTGAGCCCATGTCGAGACTACCACGCCCGATCCGGGGGGAGGTACTCCTTTCTTGCACCAGGCAAATCCTGACATCGCACAGAGCTTTCTGCGAGGCATCAGGAGCCAGACGCGGGAGAAATGTTCGAGCAGGCACCGTGACATTTCACGTGACTTTCCCGTACCCGTAGGTGCTACCACGACCACGGGGACGTCCCCCATGGCAGGACGCAGGCCCGTCGTGACGAAGTTCTCCCATCTGGGGCTTTTTGTCACGCCACTTACTAGAGGCGCAGGGTCGTCGAATTTGGCGAGTGGATTGTCGAATTGCGCTGCAAGTGCAACGAAGTCTGCGACCATATGAGTGTGCCAACCAACGAATGGCATTGCCGGGGCGAATATGAAACAGAAATCTGTCAGGAACATCGCGATCCTCTTCTGTACCAGTATTGGGTCGCGCGGGGCAAAACTCGAAAGGAAGTTTGAGGGCTCCCCACGCGCGGCATAGTAAACGCCAGAGAATGCACCATAGACATGATAACCCTCCTGGTAAGCAAGGCTGTGCACATACATGGGGATCTTGATGATTGGTACCGTCTTCAATTTCCGGAAACTCCATACGATTAATAGCACTAAGCCTTCGTACAGCATCACGTACCCGGACGCCATTTCACTGCTCATACGCGCGACATTGCTGTTTTGATTATCCCAGAATCGATCGACGTCGATCACGGTTGAAGCCGGTCCCGCAGCGATGCGTGCACGCAGTTCTTCACGTTGATTACATCGAGGTACGATGTCCCGTGCCGCGCTCGCCAACAACCCGATTGGAGGGGCAAATGCGCTGTCGGTACCTTTACTCGTCCGCGTACCGGCCATGTATTTTAGGCCTAGTTCACGTAAGTCGTGCGCAAAGGACGAGATATGGCGTGCGACCACACGCTCACCTCGAAGGTATTCGAGCCAGGGATCACGTAGTGACCGAACACTCGAACGATCTGGAGGAATGGCATAATACTGTTTCATGACAGTTCGATAGCTGGGAAATCGCACATTGCGCAACCAAGCGCGCCCTCCACGCGTCTTCTCAAGCTCTGGAGCAAGTAGCTCGGCTTCGCGTTTGAGGAAATCATATAGCGTCCTGTTATGCGCACACAACAAAGCATGGCCCACCGTACGTGAATAGTAAAACGTAGCCGTTGATTTGTGAGCGGCGGCGGTCTGGCGCATTGCGATCGAGTCTGCGTCATGCACGATTGCGTATTCAGGAATAGCTACCTCCGATTCGATGAAATCAGAAGAGAAGTCTTTGGGGTCATGGAACGTCTTCTTACACCACTCTAGTCCATGTAGAGTGGGCGCATGTCCCTCCACACGAAACACGATGCCTCGTGTCGCAGCGTCGTCGATCATTTTCTCTACGACCTCTTCGCTAGCGTCGGTTCCAAAATGGACGTCTTCGCCCATTGCGTCGACTTGATTTTCCTCGAAAAAGGAAGAAGCCGACCTACCCGTCGCATGTTTCCAAGCGGTTGCGAGTTCGACTAGCACGCATATTTGGTTCGTTGCTGTGACGGACGCTTGCCCCGTCGTGTGACC